CAATCACAAGCTCAAACTATTACTACGACCCAACAGGGAACAAAGTTGTTCTTTTTGAGGTCCCCAACAACATCAACACCTACATGACTGCGCCGATGCTTTGTCAGTACACGTTACAAGGCTCGGTGATCGGTCAGTATCCTGTAGTCAAGCAAGCCGGTCTTATGCTTCTCACTCACTTGTATAACAATCGCTCGGCTACATCCGCTGAGAATCTAAAACAGATTCCTTTTGCAGTGGATCAGCTTTTGCGCGTGTACAAGCCACTCGTAATGTGAGCTAAGAATGGTCTTACGCGTCGACGAGATAAGCATTAACAACCTGTCGTTCACCATCACGAATTTAGGTGAGCAAACGACGGTGGAGACGCTTTGGTTTAAGACGCGAGCAAAAACTAAGTCGGTTCACAATCGGATTCGCACGTTAGAAAAGTTCAGGCAGTACGACAACATGATGGACTTTATTGTGAACTACACGCCAAACATGCGGACCATTTCGGATAATCAAGAGGATTACTCCATTACATTCCGAGGTAACAGTTGGCGGATCGCAGAGGTTTACGAGCACGATGACAGGCAATGGGTCTCGCTGATGTGCTACAGAAACGAACCTAGCGTGGCGGTCTGATATGGGGCAAAATAGCGCGGTTGTTTATGCTCAAGCGATACAAGCGCAATTAGTCACAGTTTGTACGCCGACTCCAGTTTATGCAGTGTTCAACCGTAACTTTGCAAGCGAACCGACTTTTGTAACGTGGCAGCTTAGAGATGTTCATCAGCCCGTTTACACAGGTCCGCAGTCTGTGAAGGGTATAGATCGACCTGTGTTTCAGGCTACGGTGTTTGCTCAGTTGATGTCGAATTGTTTTAGTAAGGCGCAGCAGATTGTGGATGCGCTACACGGTTTTCAGGGAACTTTTGGTGGTCTCTTTTTTGTGTCAAAGGTCGATGTAGATTGGCTCTTTCACACGTACGACAATGACAGCAAATTAAATCAAATCGTTCTTGATTGCACTTTAGACATTCCTGCTTAGTGAGGTGAAAAATGGCTCTTCCTAATAAAGTTTTACCCGGCTTTTCAGCCTCCTTATACTGCCAGCCGGGGGCTACTCCAACCGTTTTAACAACGGCCAATCTTAGCGTTTACGCTTCGACTTCCGCGATTGCTGTCTCTGGCAATCTTGTTCCGGTTGAGGCAATTCCAGCATTTGGTCAAGACGATGCGGTTGCCAACTTTGCAGTTGCTGGCTCGCGTCAATCTGACAAGATTCCGGTTCAGTCTGCTCCCACCAGCATGACGGTTGTAGCCGCATGGAATCCTGCCGACACAAACCTTCTTTTGCTTCGTGCGGATGCTTACAACGGCACAATTGACCGTACGTTCGTGATCTCAGCGACGGATGGCACTAACATTGTGAATTACGCCTTTAATGGTCGCGTATCGCAGTGGACGATTGATCCAGCTCCCGGCGCTGAAGCTCAAGTCACGTTCACCATTCATCCGAGGGGCAATCAATATGGCTGGTCAAACAACACTTGATGAATTAGTTGCGCTGATGGCGGAATTCCGTGGCGACCTTCATGCAATGGCAAAAGGGCATCCCTTTACCCTTCAAGAGGTGGATGCCGCCCTATCGGAGGCCAACCCCGGCGGTGCCGAAGCAGTCTGTCTTTCAGTGTTGAGGGCTCATGCAAAGAGCGAGTGATGATTTGCTGGCTTATCTAGTCACGCAGGCCCAAACCGGTGCTAAGAACTGGTTTGGGTATCCACAACAACGGCTCATCAACATTTCGCTCAGCCATCAGATCGCGGCTAATCACGCTGACTGCATGTCACCGGATGAAATAGTTGATTACGTCCTGAAACTAAACGATCAGATCTTCAAGCGCATCGTTACCAATGGGCAAACTTGAAGCTAAGGGATTCAAAGAGTTTGAAGATTCCCTTCTAGAGTTAGCCGAGGAATTTGGCACGACCAAAGCTCGACGTTCTTTGCTTCCGGGTCTCAAGTCCGCGATGGAGCCCGTTAAGGCAGCGATCAAGGGAAGGGTTCCCGTCGATACTGGCAAGCTTCAGCTAAAAGTCAGAAACGGCGCAAAGGTTGCAACCCGAAAGGACAAAGGCAAAAAGTATCTGAGCCGCGATACGGTGGCTTTTGGTTTTGTCGATGTCGGTGTTGGTTATCGAGATGCGAAGGGCGAATATCGACCCGCTGCCGAAGCCATAGAATTTGGCACTGCTGAGCAACCCGCGAGGCCGTTTATCCGTAACTCTTTTCAATCAATGGCATCATCTGCCCTTGATCGTCTAGCGTCTCTATTGGGCGCTCATATGGATCTCTGGGCAGCAAAACAACGAGCAAAGGTTAGAAAATGAAAATACAGGACAGATTTGGAAAGTCATTCCAACGACAGACTCACGCGGATATTGATTTCGCTGGGCATACCTTGAAAGTCTATCTTCCGACTCGGAAAGAAATGTTAGGGCTTGAGGACAAGATCAAGAACCCACCGGATGCTTTAATAGCCGAGGAGTACGAGAAGTTACACGCTACATTCCAAAAGCTCTACAAGATCAATCAAAACGTCAATGCCGAGTTTAAGGACGATGACATCGTTGTAGAGGGTCGAAGCCTACGAGAGGCCGCGAGATTCAAGGCTCAGGATTTGATGCGCGAAATCGCGTATGTGAATCTGGTCGGGTTTGAAGAGGGCGAAGAAATGCTCGCTCTATCTTACGAGCAGATTTCCGAGACATTTTCCGAGGCGCAGATTAAGCACTTAGTCAGTTTGATTGAGAAAGCAGTCAATCCTGATTACGAGGCCACCCAAAAAAACTAAAGGGGTCGCTATATCGGCAGGTGAGGGCTACGGCGATCTTTAACGGCCAAAGTCCTGAAGTGTTCGATAGCCTTGATGTGGCGACCGTCCGAGAGTTAGAATTGATGTACCGCGACGGCATGATCGGGGCGAGACATAACTTAATATTGATCTCGCACTTAATGGCAATTGTTTACAACGCATTGTCTAAGAACCCGATGAAAAGCCGCGAGTTCTTCCCGCATCTGGAGGAGTATTTTGTTCCTCCAAACTATATGACAAAACAAGAGCGTGATTTTCTGGCGTTCACTTCGCTACCCGGATTCAAAGCGGAGTTTCTTGAAATACTAGGGGGAAATCGTGGCGGGTAAACTCATAGCAGCCCTACAAGTTGCTCTCGGTCTAGAGAGTGCAAAGTTCGTTCAAGAAGTCGACAGGGCGAGACAAAAAACCCGCGAGCTGAAAGTATCCGTAGACGTTTTAGGTACGGCTATAGGCGCACTACGAAGCCCGATGTTATTAGCCGCGGGCGCTGCCACAGCTTTTGCTACATCCTTTTTCAAAGCAGCAGATGCGGTTAATGACTTTGCTGAAGGCTCCGGTCTAGCGATTGAGGAAGTCCTAGCCCTGCAAAGCGCGATGGTGCAATCAGGGAAGGAAGCTGACAACGCCGCACAGATGTGGGATCGGTTCTCTACAACTTTAGGTGGGGCTGCTGACGGGCAAAAGGAACAAGCCGATCTATTTAAAGAACTCGGTGTAAGTATTGCCGATGCTGGCGGAATGCTGCGTCCTGAGATTGAGATCTTTAGAGACCTAACCTCGGTGCTTTCGCAGATGGGTCCGGGCGCAGAGCGGGCAAGACTTCAGGTTCAGTTGTTTGGTAAACAGTTTGCCAACATAGATATATCTAAGATCGACCAGCTCTCAAGAAACACCGACAAGTTCACCGGCGAAGCTAAAAAGGGCGTTTTAGCTATTGGTGAAATCGGTGATGCGATAGACCAGTTAACCGAGAAGGCGAAGATCGGCTTTCTTACGATGATGGGCAAAGCTAGAGACGCGTGGACCGGCATTAAGAAGTTCTTAGGATTTGGAGAAGAAGAAGCTCCCGCTCCGGTCATGAATGTTGCAAAGGGCGGCATACAGTCAGGAACGAGAGTTAAGCCTGTAAAAGATACAAGCGCA